ATATCCATTTGAGGTGGGTAAGAAGGTAATGATTGAAGGAGTAAGTGTTGGATTAGGAAGTACTGGTAAGGGTTATAATAGTGAAAATTATAATTATAAGTTATTTGAAATTTTAGCTACAGATCCTAATATTGGAGGAACACTTGGAACTGTAAGATATAGTTTATCAAACTCTCTTACTACAAATGAAGTTCCTGGTGAATTTAAATCTGCTTCTTCATTTGGTAAGATTGTCCCTGAAGAATATTTCCCTATATTTGATGTTAAAATAGAACAAAATAGATTTGAGGTTGGAGAAACTCTAGTTTCAGGTAATAAAACAGCAGTTTTACAATCTTGGAATAAATTAAATGATTATATTAAAGTTTCATCTTCTTTTGACTTTGAAGTAGGAGAAACTCTTTTTGGAGAGTCATCAAAAACTAAAGCTGTAATTAGCGAGTATACATCATATAATACTTTATATGATATAGGTTCTTCTTCAATTGTTAGGGAAGGTTGGAAAACAAATTCTGGATTCTTGAATAATAACCAACAAAGAATATTTGATAGTAATTATTATCAATATTTTTCATACTCTCTTCAATCTGAAGTTGAGTATACTAAATGGGATGAACCAGTATCAACTTTAAATCATACATCTGGATTTAAAAAATTTAGCGATTTAATAGTTAGAAGTGAAACTGATGTTGGTGTATCTACTATACAAGATCAAACTTCTTTTGATGTAATTACTGATTTAATTTCTGTAATGGATTTAAATACAGTATTTGATTTTGATTTAGTAACAGAAAAAACTTTAGATATAGATTCATCATTAATTTCTGATGAAATTGTTTTTGATACTAGAATTTTGCAAGATTATACTGAGTCTATAGGTAATAGAGTATTAACTGTAGATGATATTAGCACTGAGTTTAATAATAATGCTAGAACAGATGCATTTATGTCTGTTGATAGTTTCACATTAGCAAGTGTAAGATATAGAAAATATCTTACTTTTATTAGAGATAAGAGATATACCAAAGAAAGACAGATTCTACTAGTTTCTGCTCTTCATGATGATACTGGTAATATCTTCTTAAACCAGTATGGTAGAGTTGAAACTAACACTGACCTTGGTGAGTTTGGTGGAGATTTAGGTTCCTATGATATGGATATTGCTGGTGATGATGGAAGACTATTATTCTTCCCTAAGAAATTTAAGTATAATAATTATGATGTTTCAAATGTAGCATTTAATATTTCTGATAGTGTTGCTGGTGTGGGTTCTACTGGATTGGGTGGTATTGTTAATATTACAAGTAGTACTACAACTATACCTTTAGGAATTACTACACAACATAGTATTGTTTCATTTGCTACCACATATAGAGGATCTAAGGTTCTAGTATCATACGCTGCTAGTGATGCTTCATATTGGGAACATGATGAGATAACATTAGTTCATGATGGTACTAATGTTGATATGATTGAGTATGGACAATTAACTACAAGTAATGTTGGTAGTGCTTCTGGTGAACCAGGACTTGGAACCTATAGTGCATATATCGCTGGTTCTAGAGTTCATCTAGATCTTCATCCTACAGTATCTACTGCAAGTACATATGTTGCTAATACTATTCATGTTGATTTTGGAAATGCTTCATCTGCTGGAGTTGGTACTACATCATTAAATACTTGCAATTTAGATTCTAGATATACTGCTATATCTGCTAGTGGTTCTCCTTCTGCTACTGCAGTAGCACAATATGAAACTGAAACATTTAATGGTGCATATTATGTTGTATGTGTAGAAGATACTACTAATAGTCATTATCAGATATCAGAAGTCATAGTTGTGGATGATGGAACCACACCATATGTAACTGAATATGCTATCAACCAAACTGTAACTAATCTTGGTGATTTTAGTGCTGCTATTTCTGGTGACTATACTAGTTTAACATTTACTCCCATAGCGAGTGCTAATGTTCAGGTTAGGGTATTCCAAGCTGCTCTAAGACTGGTTGATGAGGCAAATGATGTTAATGAGATAGATTTAACCAATGCTACTATTGATACTGGATTTGGTGCTTATACTGCTACTGAGACTGATGTTAAGAGAGCATTTGATCTTAAGCATAGACAACTGCCAATCTTTAAGAGAGACTTTGTAGGAAGTGCTTCTACTACAGTTAATTTATCTGAAGATAGTATTAGATTGCCTGATCATTACTTTGTTACTGGAGAAGAACTAACTTACAGATATACTGGAGCTGGAACTACTTCTGCTATTGAAATTGAGTCACAATCTATAACTGGATATGGCACTACAGATAAAATGCCTTCTAAAGTTTTTGCTGTTAAGGTTGATGACTCTACTATTAGACTTGCAACTTCTGCAGAGAATGCATTGAAGACTACACCTACTTATTTGGATATTACTGCTGTTGGTGTTGGTACTTCTCATTCCTTTACTTCTACTAAGCAAAACTCAAGATGTATATTAAGTATTGATAATGTGGTTCAATCGCCAATAGTTTCTACTGCTGTAACTACTACCATTACTGCTGATGTATCTGCTACAACAGATAAAATTAAAATTTCAGGAATAACGTCTATTACTGGTGGTGATATGTTGAAGATTGGTGATGAGATTATGAAGGTAGACTCTGTTGGATTGGGTGCTACCAATGTTCTATTAGTAACTAGACCTTGGATGGGTACACAATCAGGTGTTCATACTAGTGGAACTACAATTACTAAAGTAGATGGAGCATATAATATTGTAGATAGCACTGTTAACTTCTTTACTGCTCCTGTTGGATTAACTCCATTATCAACTACTACTAATGAACCAGATGAGAGGGACTTTGTTGGTATAGCTACTCACTCCACCTTTAATGGAAGATCATTTATGAGATCTGGTATTAGTGGTAGTAGTGATGAACCTTATGCTGGTAATTATATTTTTGATGATATTTCTTCTAATTTTACTGGATTAACAACTGAGTTTACTCTTAAATCTGGTGGTAGTAATATAGCAGGATTTTCTACAAATAATGCTCTTATATTAGTTAATCAAATTCCTCAAGGTCCACAAAGATATACTGGTAGTGTCGCTGTTCCTGGTGACTATACTCTTATTGAAGGTGCTACTGGTATCACTAGTGTACAATTTACAGGATCTATATCTTCAATAACTTCAGATCCTAATAGTTCTAATGTACCTCTTGGTGGTGTTATTGTTTCTGTTGGATCTACTGAGGGATTAGGGTATCAACCATTAGTCGCTGCTGGTGGTACTGCTGTTGTATCTGGATTGGGTACTATTAGTTCTGTAAGCATAGGAAACAGTGGATCAGGATATAGAACTGGTATTCAGACAATTGTTAATGTAGGAGTTCAGACATTAAGTACAGGAGCACCTAATATTGAGTTTATTGGTACTGCTGCTATTAGTGGTGGTAATATTGTAAGTATTGCTATTACCAATCCAGGCACTGGATATACTTCAACTAATCCTCCATTAGTTGTTATAGATGAACCATTATCATATAGTAATATGCCTTTATTCTACCCTTCAAACCAATCTGGAGTGGGATCAGAAGCAAGGGCAAATGTAGTTGTAGGTTTGGGTGGTAGTGTTATTGATTTTGAAATTACCAATCAAGGATATGGATATGGTGAAACTCAAAAGTTAACTATAGGTGTTGGTGGTGCTGTAGGTATTCCAACTGCAGGTGCTACTGAATTTAGAGAATTCCAACTCACAGTCAATGAGACTATAAGTGATAGTTTTGCTGGATGGACAGTTGGAGACTTCCAAGTTTTAGATCCTCTAGATTCATTATTTGATGGAAAGACAATTTCCTTTGCATTAAATTTAGATGGAGTTCAGCAATCCATTCAATCAAAACCAGGATCTAATATTAATGTTGAAGTTGCATTATTAGTGTTTATTAATGATATACTTCAAGTTCCTAGTGAGGGATATGAGTTTAAAGGAGGTAGTTATATTACATTTAAGGAAGCACCAAAATCTGGAGATACTTCTAAAATTCTTTTCTATAGAGGAACTGGATCTGTAGATGTTAGTAATGTTGATATTTTAGAAACAATTAAGAAAGGTGATACAATTAAATTATATGATAAAGATATAAATTTAGAAGAAAATAAAAGGGTAGTATCTAATATTAATTCAGCAGACAGTGTTAATACTAATCTTTATGCTGGTCCTGGTATTACTACTAATGAGAGTTTCAGAAGAGCTGTTACATGGTCTAAACAAACTGAAGATAAATTTATTGATGGTGAAGTGGTTTCTAAAGATAGACCACATTATGAACCATTAATATACCCCAATACTAATATTATTCAATCTGTTGGTGTTGGATCTACTGTTATTTTTGTTTCTAATATAAGAACTTTCTTTGATAGTACAAAGGAAAATTATACTGGACAAAATAATATTAGAATTATTTCACAAGACAATATAGTTGGAGCATCTGCCACTGCCTTTGTTTCTGCTGCTGGAACTGTAACTTCATTTGATATTACCAATCCTGGTTTTGGATATACAATAGCACCAACAGTTTCTATTACTACACCTGTAGGATATACTACTTCTCAAGGTGCTAGAGCAACTGCTACTATAAGTGGAGTTGGAACTGTTAATGCCATAACAGTTTCTTATGGGGGAACTGCTACTGGTTTTGCCTATACTAATACTGCTGCTCCTTCAGTTCTTATAGGAGAACCTAAGTTAGCAACTGCAACTGAGACTATTGAGAATGTATCATATTCAGGTGATTTTGGTATTATATCTGGTATTTCTACAACATCTGTTGGTGTAGCATCTACTGGTATTGTATTTGATCTATTACTTCCAAAAGAATCATTATTCAGAGATGCTTCTATTGTAGGAAGTGCATTAACTGTTAGTGGTATTACAACTGGATATTACTTTACAGTCACTAATTCTAATGTAGGTGCTTCAGTAACTTCTTTATATCAAGATGGTACTGTAGTTGGTATAGGAACATCCTTCTTAGATAATGTATATGAAGTTGCTCAGGTTTCTATCGCTCAAACTATGGGTATAGGAATTGGATTGACTTATGTTGCTCAAGTAACAGTCAGTGTTCAAGATTATAATGGGTTGACTGGACTTGGATATAGTGAGTTCTTTGGTGAATATAGTTGGGGAAGAATTGCCACTCAACCAAGAGGAAAAGCAAGAGTATTTACATCTTATGCTGGAAATTCTACTGGATTAAGTGGCATATCTAGTTCTCCTATTGTCGAAAGAGTTAACCCTTTAAGATACGTAAATTATAACACATAAATAACTAAAAAAATAGTAAAAATGTCAGCCATTATAACTGATCAACTTAGAATATTGAATGCTAAGAATTTTGTCTCAGCAGCAACTTCTACTGTCAATTCATATTATTCTTTTGTTGGTTTACCTAATGCTACTAACTATTCTTCCACATGGGATGCTAATCCTCCCGCACCTAAGGATAGTTTTGATCAAGAAGATGATTATTGGGATACTATGATTGCACTGAAGAAGATTACATCTTCTGATGTGCGTACTATGGTTAATAAGAATACATGGACATCAGGTATAACGTATGATATGTATCGTGGTGACATAAGTAGAACAAATACAGCTAAACCATCTGGAGCAACTAGTTTATATTCCTCAAAATATTATGTTGTCAATGAAGATTTTAAAGTTTATATTTGTCTACAAAATGGAACAGATCCAGAAAATGTATCAGGAAGACCCTCACTAGATCAACCTACTTTTACAGATCTTGAACCAAAGAATGCAGGTAATAGTGGTGATGGGTATATTTGGAAATATCTTTATACAATTAAACCAAGTGATATTACTAAATTTGATTCTACTAATTTCATACCTATTCCTAATAATTGGGAAACAAGCACAGATAATGCTGCTGTAAGAGATAATGCATCTACTAGTGGACAATTAAAAATTATTACTATTACTAATAGAGGATCTGGAATAGGAACTGCTAATAGAACTTATACAGGAGTTCCTATAAATGGAGATGGTTCTGGTGCTGAAGCGACTATAGTTATCAATAATGATGCTAAAGTTGAGTCTGTTAATGTATCAAAAGGAGGGTCTGGGTATACTTATGGTACTTTAGATTTAACTTCAGGTGGAGTTCCAACTGGAACTACAATTCCTGTTTTTAATGTCATTATTCCACCTCAAGGTGGGCATGGAGCAGATATTAATAGGGAGTTGGGAGCTAGTAATGTTTTGGTTTATTCTAAAATTGAGAATGATTCTTCCAATCCTGATTTTATTACTGGAAACCAAATATCTAGAATAGGTATTGTAGAAAATCCAGAAGCTTATAATTCTACTGCTAATTTGGAATTATCTAAAGCAAGTTCAGTTTATGCATTAAAACTTATTGGTGCAGGTTACACTACTGCTACTTTTAATTTGGATGGACAAGTAACTCAAACAGTAGGTCTTGGATCAACTGCTGTTGGTAGAGTTATTTCTTATGATCAAACAACAGGAGTTTTGAAATATTGGCAAGATAAAAGTTTAGTTGGATTTAATAGTGATGGATCTCTCAAAACAGATCCTACATATGGTTATTCATTACATAGATTTACAGCAAATCCAACAAGTGGAGGAAATGTAAATATCGCTAGTAATGAAAGCACTTTGGGTATAGACACTAGCTTTGGAACCTCAGGTAGTCCTGGTATAAGTACTGTAATAAATAATAGAACATATTACCTTGGACAGAGTTTTAATCAAGGAGTTTCTAATCCTGAAGTTAAAAAATATTCTGGAAACATCATTTATGTTGATAACAGACCTTCTATTACTAGGTCTGCCAACCAAAGAGAAGATATCAAAGTCATTTTGCAATTCTAAAGAATCATGCCACAGGAAACAAATTTAAACGTCGCTCCTTATTTTGATGATTATAAAAAGGATGGCAATTATTATAAGATTTTATTTAAACCTGGGTATCCTGTACAAGCACGGGAATTAACACAAACTCAGTCAATACTTCAAAATCAAATTGAAAGGATGGGCAACCATACTTTTACAGAAGGAAGTTCTGTAACTGGTGGTGGAATTAAATTTACGAATTCTTATACTTCTATTAAAATACAAACTTCTAACCAAGGATTTGATGTAAAAAAATATTTAGTAAATCTTAGAGGTAAAATTGTAGTAGGTAGTCAATCTGGACTTAAACTAGAAATTAAAGGATATATGGCAGATAGATATCCTGATAATTCTTATGTTGTATTTGTAAATTATTTAAATAGTGGATCTGATAATAATCCCAGAGTTATATCTGGTGAAAGTTTATTATTAGAAGGAGATCCTTTTACTACTCGTGAAGGTATAACTTTTCAACCAGGAGAACCTGTTGTTCAATTAGTTTCTGGAGTATGTACCTTTATTGGAGCAGCTGCAGTATTATCTAAAGGTGTTTATTTTGCTAGGGGTTACTTTATTGATGTTGATGAGCAAACAATTATTTTAAGTCCATTTATTAATTCTGTAAGTAGCAAAATTTT